GTAGACGCCTCCAGCAATGGGTGAGGTCGCTGCTCATAGAGAAGTTGGACATACATCCGGAAGATATTGAGTCCAGGTCTATGGGAGCCGGGGGTGAGGACTTGATAATGGCTCGTGCAGCTCGTGAGAAGTTCCCATTCTCTGTAGAGGCGAAGAACCAAGAGAAGATAAATGTTTGGGATGCCTATGAGCAGGCCTGTGCCAATGCGGGCGACTACACACCATTGGTAGTGATAAAAAGAAACAACCACAAACCACTCGTAGTTATTGACGCCGAAAAGTTTGTAGATATTATGGAGAATGTGAATGGCAAAAAAGATATATGAAACCGATAACTCAACAACAACTGATGCCGATTTGTACGAGTCAGGTATTCATTTGTTTATGAGTGATGTTGATGAATCAAGTAGTAAAGATGCGATAGAGTTTATTCTAAAACAAAATATAGAGAAAAAGAAAAGACCATATCTCAAACTAATGATTTGTAGTAATGGTGGTGATGTACCATCAGCGTTTGCTTTAATTGATGTAATGAAGGCCTCAACTATTCCTGTTTACACAGTAGGGTTGGGTGTTATTGCATCATGCGGTCTATTGATGTTCATTGCTGGTGAACCAGGCCATCGTATTCTAACACCAAATACTTCCATATTATCTCATCAGTATAGTTGGATGTCATGGGGTAAAGAACATGAACTGTTTGCTCAAGTAGTAGAGTTTGAATTATCTACTGAACGAATGATAAATCACTATAAAAAATGCACTGGTTTAAATGAAGATAGGATACGAGAAAAATTATTGCCACCAGAAGATGTATACCTTTCAGCAAAAGAGGCAAAAAAATTGAATTTATGTGATTCTGTAAAAACAATATACTGATAAATAGTATTAGGAGAATACTACCATGTCAAGATATAGAAAGTCAATGGCCGAAACTATGGCCGAAGTCGAGAGAATAGGTCAAGAACTTCCTGAAGTAGCACCACCTGGTTGGGAAGGTTCGGTGAAGGCAATGAAAAAGCATAAGGATATTGATAATCCTTGGGCATTAGCTTGGCACATGAAGAATAAAGGTAATAAACCTCATTATAAAGATGAAGATGGAAAACCTGAAAAGAAAGAGAAGTATAAGGAAGATGTAGATGAGGCAAACTTACCACCACATCTTGCCAAGTTCTTTGATAAGAAAGGTAATCCAAAACCAGATGCCGCTAAGCGCATGGCAGATGGCCAAAAGAAACGAGAAGTCAAATACAAAACAAAAGATGTAACACCAAAAGGTTATGGTCCTAATGAAGAAGTAGAAGAGGCGTATGAGTCTCCTTTAGATAGTCCAAAAGCAAAAGCAGCAAGAGAAAAATTGAAAAAGGTTTTGAAGGGTATTAAGAAGAAAGACCCAGATCATCCTGCCGTACAAAATGTTAAAGAAGAAGAAATAGAAGAAGGTGGTGCTTATGGTGGTGGTCTAAAAGATGCTGCGAAAAAAGTAAGAGATGCAGAAAAGCGTTTGGGTATACGGAAAGATAAGACTACTGTGACTAAAACTAAACATGGTGAAGTTCGTAAGACGACCTACAAAGGCAAAATAGACATGGGTCAAAAACGAGAAGAAGTAGAGATTGATGAAGTAAATAAACATCAGGCACGAGCTTTTGGTTCAGCCTTGATACGAGATAAGTCTCCTTTAGATAGTCCAAAAGCAAAAGCAGCAAGAGAGAAGTTGCAAAAGGTTATGAAGGATATTAAGAAGAAAGATCCAGACCATCCTGCCGTACAAGGTATCAAGGACGAAGTTGAACTGACGCCAGAAGCTTTGGATCTGCAAAAGGTTAGAGCGCAGAGGCGAGCTCAAGCTGCCAAAAGAATGAAAGATGTTGAGAAAGTATTTAATAAGAAAACAAAACCTTCTAAAGATATGAAAGTTCCACCACGAATGGATGATCCTGATAGAGGATATTTTGAAGAGGTAGAGATTGACGAACTCAGCAACAAGACGATGGACAGTTATGCCAAGAAGGCATCTGCATCACAAGCCGATGCTGAAAAGAAACAAGACTACAAGACAGCAGATAAGAGAATCGCTGGTAAGTTAAGAGCCACTCGTAGAAAGTTTAGTAATGATACAAATAAAATTCTTGATAGATTAAAAAATAATACGACAACCGAAGAAATGGATTTCAAAGTTAAATTAAAAGGATTACCTTCCTTTTATGTTCCCGGTAAAAGTGCTGCAGCTGTAAGAATGATGCTTAGGAGACAAGTAAAACGACCCGATGATATAGAATCTGTAGATAGAGTTACCAAATCATCAAAAAGAAAGGATTTTAGATTGCGTGGTCAAGGTAAAGATTTATCATCTAAAGACGACGACTAGTTGTGGGAAATGTTTCTAGTATCTTAATAAGATGGTGGTTCTTATTCTGTACTCAAATTGCTTTAGGCACAGTAGCATACCATTTTAATTTCTTCCATCACCTGTACCGAGAAGATACGACTCGGATAGGGTTTATTATTCTCGGAATATTAATTCTAGTTTCCTTATGGTTAGGAAAAAAGATATATTCATTTAAAGAAAAAAATATTACACCCAAGGAAGCTGTTTATGATCTAGAAGATGGATGGTTTATTGCTGAATCTTGTCTTGTACTAGGTCTTATTGGTACGGTAACAGGATTTATTTTAATGCTGGGAACTGCATTTAATGAATTAGATGTTACTAATATAGTATCAGTACAAAAGGCCTTGATTAATATGTCTTTGGGTATGTCTACTGCCTTGTATACAACTCTTGTTGGTCTAATAAGTTCTTTGGCTATTAAGATACAATTGGTTACTATTGAAAGACAAATAGAAAAATGATATGGCCAATAATCCAAAATATGTATCGAATGTTGCCTTCACAGATTTACTTTTTAACATTGTAGTAGGCCTGGCCTTTTTGTTTTTGTTGGCATTCATATTGATGAATCCAATTGCCAAAGAAAATGATGTTGAAGAAAAATCAGATTTTATTATAATTATGAAATGGGATGATGAATCTGGTGATGATTTAGATTTGTGGGTAAGAGGTCCTAATGGTGGTATTCTGTCGTTTAGAAATCGTGGTGTGGGGTTTATGCATTTAGATAGAGATGATCTAGGTCTTTCTAATGATAAAATAAAAACTGCTGATGGTAAAGTTAAATATGTTTTAAGAAATAAAGAAGTAGTTTCTTTGAGAGGATACCAGAGCGGTCAATATTTAGTAAATGTTCATGTATATAATAAAAAAGGTTGGTTAGATAAAAGGTTTCGTGATAGTACTGTAAAAGTTCAGTTGATTAAATTAAATCCTTATGAGGAGATAATTGAGGCAACATTTATAGCTTCTAAAAAAGGACAAGAATTTACCGCATTTAAATTTACATTGGATGATGAAGGTAAAGTGGTGGAAATAAATAGAGATAAGGAATTATTGATAGGAGCAGGTTCTGTGTATGATATAAGTGGTGATGGACCTGAAAATGCACAACCAGATCCTGTTGCACTAGAAAATTGGTTTGGTGATTGGAATACAGGACCTCCACCCGGAGAGTTTGGAGAAGATTAGTGGAATTTATTATATATGCTAGTTTAGTTTTGATTGCTCTTTTATCCTTATGGGCTTTGATACTTGTACCAAAAAATTATTTGTTTAAGTCCATATTGATACCATCTATGATAGCGGTGGCCATTTCTACATGGTATACATATCAATCTGTTTTAGGATACGGAACAGAATATAAAATAAAAGAAAGAGTGGTATATCTGTATCATTTGTCTGATAAACGTAATGATAGAATTTATATATTATTGATTGCAGCAGGAGAAAAAGAACCTAGATTGCATATCTATCCATGGTCAGAAGAATTGGAAAAAAATTTGGAAGCTGCTGATAATAAAAATAAACTAGGCATTATGGTAGTTGGTGAGATAAAAGAAGAATCAAAGAAAAATACTAATGCATTTAGTGATGATGAGGAAAAGTATCTGTTCTATGATATGCCGCCTAATGAGTGGATGCCAAAAAATTCTGAATAAAAAGCACCCTGCTAAATCCGCCCAGCAATTTTTGAGTTCCAGACTTTTTTAACTTGACAACAATTTAATAATATGGTATACTAATAAAAAGGTATAAATAGGAGAATATATTATGGTAAAAAAGAAATTTAGAGGCGAATCTTTTGATTCTCTATATAGACGGTTTAAGAAAAATGTAGAGAAAAAGGATATTATAAATGAAGTTAAACAGCGAGAGCATTATATTAAACCTAGTATTAGGAAAAAATTAGCGAAAGAAATGGCTGTTAAAAAGGAAAAAAAGAGGCAGGAGGATCAACGCATAAAGCGAAATCCTGCGAGATAATGAATATTGAGTTGTATCTATATGCTAAATATGATAAGGCTGCATTGGACATATTGAAATTATTGGATGAAAATAATATACGATTTTCAGTGTATACTTTTGGTGAAAACGATTCGTTAGATTTAATTTCTAATAGAGTAGGTGAGAAGATTAGACGCCTACCTGTAGTTATGGTAGATGGTAAACGAGTCGGACGTTATTATGATTTGATTGAATACCTAGTGAATGAAGGCATCATTAATTATCAAGGCAAATCACCATGTCAGAAAATGTAGATAAAATGGCAAAGGTCCGAGCGGCCAAGAAACCAGCAGAGTACAAAAATGTCCATCCAGATGTAAAGGCTCTTGATGTCGATGACTACCTCAGTCTCAAAAATGTTAAAGAATGGGAAAAACATAACAAAGTCCGTGTGAAAGAATTGAAACCTCTTATTCGCAAAGCATCAGGTAAAGATGAGCGTGAATTAAGACGAGAGTTATTTAATCGTGAAGGTTATCTAAAAAATATTGCAACATATTTAGATACTGCAACATGGTTGGATTTGTTTTATGGAAAAGATCAAGAAAATACTATGCGGTGGAAAACTATTGCTCCTGCATATGATAAAGACGGATTTATGAAAATTCCAAGACCCCTTGACTTCTACGAAGATATTTGATATACTTATAAGTATGATAAATGGCCACTGTAGCTCAGTCGGTAGAGCAAGGGTTTTGTAAACCTTAGGTCGGAGGTTCGATTCCTCTCGGTGGCTCCAAAGTAATATAATATGATATTAATTGATTATACACAAATAGCTATTGGTAGTACAATGGTTGCGCTTAATAGAGGTGAAGAACTGAGCGAAGATTTGGTTCGTCATCTTGTCTTGAATAGTCTCCGTTATTATAGATCAAGATTTAATGAAGAATATGGTGAGTTGGTAATCTGTTGTGACAATAAACATTACTGGCGCCGAGATTATTTTCCAAACTATAAAGCAAATAGAAAGAAAGAACGAGCATCTACTGGATATGACTGGGATGTTATTTTCGGTTGCCTTAATGCAATACGAGATGAACTAAAAGAACACTTCCCATATAAAGTAGTAGAGGCATACGGTGCAGAGGCTGATGATATTATCGCTACACTTGTCCGTTATGTCGAGACTAATCGCAAACACCTGATACTATCATCCGACAAAGACTTTATTCAGTTACATGGTCCTAATGTCGATCAGTTTAGTCCTGTTACAAAGAAAATAGTCAATGGTCAAGACCCCAAGGCATATCTGCAAGAGCATATTCTAAAAGGTGACCGTAGTGATGGCATACCTAATGTGCTATCGGCCGATGATACCTTTGTAGAAGATAAGCGACAGAAACCGTTAAGAAAAACAACGATCAGCACAATTTTAGAGGCGATGGATGAACATGATCCTGTTGATTTATATAATCTAGCCAAATGTCCGAGAGACACTTGGATTCGCAACTATAATAGAAACGAGACTTTGATTGACTTGGGCTTTATTCCAGACGAACTTATGGCTGATATAAATAGACAGTACAATGAAGCAAAAGTAGGAGATAGGTCCAACTTGCTTAATTATTTTGTTGATAATAAACTTACAAAATTGTTAGATAATTTAGGAGATTTTTGAAATGCCAGAACAATCAACATATGCACCATCGTTTGCTGAGATTTGCACTAAGGTGAATAATGCAAAGGATAAACCAAAGAAAATTGCTGTATTGCGAGAACACAGATCACAAGCTTTTGAGATGTTTTTGAAGGCTGCACTAGACCCAAATATTGAATGGTTGTTGCCAGAAGGTGATGTTCCATTTATTCCAAATGAAGCACCTGATGGTACAGAACATACCAAATTATATCGAGAAATTTATAAATGTCATAATTATGTGAAAATGCATCGAGATAATGTTAATATGGAACCAGTTATAGGCAATCCAAATATTAATAGGGCCCGGAGAGAGATGTTGTTTATTCAGATGCTTGAAGGTCTCCATAGAGATGAAGCTGAATTGATAATTTGTGCTAAAGATAAGAATCTCAGCAAAAAATATAAAGGATTAACAGCTAACGCAGTCCAAGAAGCTTATGGTTGGACTGATAATTTTGAACCAGCATAAAGGTTTAGTTTTCCTTTATAAATCAATGAGTTACAGGGAGTCTGCCTCCCGCCCGTTCCCGTAAGTACTTGATTTTACAGGGAAAATTAATTCCCTTTTCCTTTATAAATCAATGACTTACAGCTATTGACCTTTTTGCCCATATGTGGTATAATATATGATATATTGCAATAACTAGGAGAGCCCAATATGTCAATAATTATGCCCAAAATTGAGAAGTTGCAGATCAAGACCCCAGATCAGAAAGTGGTGATTTCTGAGCATGGTCCTGATGATATTGAAAAATGTCGAAAACTTATACAGGGTACAGATAATATCATTCAATACATCTTTAAGGAGCTTGAAGAAGATGAACCTGTACAGTGAGGCGAGGATAAAGATTAAAATGATTGATCCTCCTTCTGGTTGGAGATACGGATTTCCTAAACCGTTACCAGAAGGTGTAGAGGATGTAAAAAAATGGCTGGTTGAGAATGGTTATCCTCAACAGGAAATAGATGCCCTTGGTGAACATTTTTATTGTCGCTATTGGGAGCAGGAGATAGAAGATGATCTTGTACATTGAAGGTTATCGAACTCAGAATAAGGCATTGGTAGAAAATCTTACCAATGCGGCCTATTTCTATGTGTATAAGTTATTAGGTGGTCGTCTGGCGAGACATATATCTTTAGATATCAAACTGACAAAGGACTTGAAAGAGAAAGAAGATGCTTACGGATTCTGTCATATCGCCGGCGAGCTTAATAAACCTAGAGAGTTTTGTATTGAGTTAGACGCATCAACTAAACATAGTTTTTCACAAATACTTACTTGGCTTGCCCATGAATGTGTGCATCTAAAACAATTTGCCAGAGGTGAACTGTTCGATTATTTTACTGGAGGTGTTCAGTGGAAAACTAAAAGATTCAAGGAACGAATGAACTATAACGACCAACCTTGGGAGAAAGAGGCGTATCGTTTAGAATCTAAATTGTATAAAGAATTTGAGGAGGTATATAATGCTTAGTCAACAGATAGTAAATTCTTTACGAAGAAAATATGAAGCAGAGATAGATTGTGCCCGTACTAATGTGGCAGTATACCTCAATCATCCAGCGGGTGTTGCAGAACATCCAGATATCGTTGCATCAGTAGATAGTCAGATACAGATTATTGCTGAAGCGAGAGATAAGCTTCAAGAGATTGAAGATATGGAGATGCATCAGATAAGTCAAATGACAACACAGGATATTATCAATGGTTGAAACTCTAAATGTTGGGGTCCCTGATATTGAATTACTACATGAAGCGGTAATGTATGCTATTGGTGATTATATTGATTTTGAATATAGTTTTCAGCACAATGAAATGGAAGGCAATGCCGATGAAGGTGATAACCTAGAAGAAATCACTTTATGGAATGATGGCTATGATTTTGAAGTCACTATAGAACGAGGCTATAAGCAGCGTGCTGATGGTCCAGATATGAACTATCAAGGTAGTTCTATAGAAGGTGATTATCATTCTTATGTGAAATGGTTGAAAGAGAAATGGCCAGATGCCTATGAAGAAGCTATGGAAGAATTGAATAATGGCTGAGGGTCATTGGGCAGACTGGCAAGTGAGACAGATTGCCGAGAACATGGCAGAGAAACGACCTAAACGAGATTGGTTTGGTGCAGATCAAGAAAGATATCTTACCTCACTAAAGAGTTGGTCACACATCACGGCTCGTATGTTATATTCTATGGGGTTAGAAGAAAGACAGTTGATTATCTTTATTCATCATTTGGGCATTGAACACGTTGGCGTTCAGACATTTGATCCACAAGACAAAGGTATACCGACTGACTACCGACCTAATGAAAGTCATAAATTGGAGAAATAATGGAACCTTCAGTATCAATTTTATTTGCTGTGATGACAGTTCTATCACCACTATTGGCGAAACACGGTTACGATGATGCCGCTAATGTGAATAGAGATGAACTCTATTGTGCCGCACAGAATATCTACTTTGAGAGTAGAGGTGAACCTGGTTTAGGACAACTCGGTGTAGGACAGGTAGTTCTAAATAGAGTAAAGAGTCCTAAATGGCCTGAAACTATTTGTGATGTTGTTTGGCAAGAAAAACAATTCAGTTGGACCCATGACGGCAAGAGTGACAGAATAAAACTGTCCACTAAAGAAAATCGTCGTGTCTGGATGAAATCAGTTTTTTATGCTGTTATGTCACTGATAGAGGATGATGTTACGAATGAAGCAACACACTATCACAGCGAAAGTATAGAACCTTACTGGACAGAGAGTATGACACAAACTGCTCATATCGGCAATCATATATTTTATAAAGAGGAATAAAATGCAATCAGGAGCAAAAGTAGACATAATGGCTATGTCAAAAGTGAATTCTCATTTTCAATCTGAAGCCGACAGGCTTTACAATGCGGATAGATACAGATTGAAAGAGAAAGCAAGAAAGTCATATCTATCCAGAGAAAAGAAGTTGTCCGAAGTACGACAACCCTTGACAAATGATACAGAATAGTGTATCTTTATATAGTAAACACAAACAGGAGTTTTAAATGAATAAGTTAGTAATCGCAACCGTAATGTCCGCAGCCCTTATGACTGGCTGTGCTGGTACATATTCAAAACAAGATACCGGTACTGCTGCTGGTGCTCTCTTAGGTGGTGGTCTGGCCTACGGTCTTGGGCAGAACTCAAGTAACAAGGAAATCTGGACAGTTCTTGGTATCGGTCTTGGTGCGATGTTGGGCAATCAGATTGGTCAACAGTTGGATGAGCGTGACCGTCTTATGATGGGCCAGAGTTTCCAGGCTGCTCTTGAACAGGCGCCTGATAACAGTTCAAGTTCTTGGCGTAATCCTAATACTGGTAATAGTGGGTACACAACTCCAACACGAACAGTTGTAGCATCTAACGGTACACCTTGCCGTGAGTTTACACAAACCGTAACCATTGGTGGTAAACCTCAACAGGCTTATGGTACTGCTTGCCGACAGGCAGACGGTAGTTGGAAGATTCAACAGTAATGCCTAACTACCGTATGGTAAATCCCGTAACGGGAGAAGCAGAAGATATCAGTTGTACTATTGCTGATATGGAAGTGCTTAAACAAGAGGGTTGGGTTCATGTATTTGTTCCCAACCCCAATTCTATTATTAGTGGTAGAGATCATTCAGGCCATAGTGGTGGCCATGGCACAGATGAAGGTTGGAAAGATACATTACGGAGAATAAGAGATAATAATCCTGGGTCAACCATCGACATTTAATAAATATTATTGAATGTCTTATAGGAGGACTCATTTTGAGTAGACATAAAAAGATGTATATTAATAAAGACAGTTTAGTAAAAATAGAACCTGTTGGACCTGCCCAGGAGAAGGCCTTTAAGGCTTATGAAGAAGGTAAGAATCTTTTTCTTTCTGGTTCGGCCGGGACAGGTAAAACATTTATATTATTACATCTAGCCTTTAAAGAAGTACTAGATAAAAATTCTCAATATGATAAGGTAGTTTTAGTTCGTTCATTACTACCATCAAGAGATATAGGTTATCTTCCAGGAACACTAGAGGAGAAGAGCCTACTTTATCAAGATCCTTACCGCATATTGGTAAGATATTTGTTTGAAATGCCAAACGAACAAGAGTTTGTAACATTATATGATAAACTTGCTGGTCAAGGATCATTAGAATTTTACTCAACCTCCTTTCTGCGAGGTCAAACATTTGATAGAAGCATTATTATAGTTGATGAGGCTTCTAATTTACTTTTTCAAGAATTAGATACTATTATGACTAGAGTTGGTCAAAATAGTAAGATAATGTTTGCAGGTGATATGGCACAATCTGATCTCCGCAAACATAATGGTGACCGTGATGGTTACCATAATTTTTTAGCTATTTTAGAAGAAATGAAAGAATTTGAAGTTGTTGAATTCGGTATTGGTGATATTATTAGAAGTGGACTTGTTAGGTCTTATCTGATAGCAAAAACTAATATAGGAATCAAAACGGATAATGCTTGACATTCATTTACCTTTATGAGATAATTATATTATGAATACAGAAATAAACTGGCCTGAATTGGTCGTACATACCCATAATGGAATGCGTTTTTATGAAGCGCCTGATGGTAATAAGTATCCTTCTATTACTACGGTGATAGGTAAACAGCCTGGTAAGCAAAAAGGTTTACAGGCCTGGCGTGAGCGTATTGGTGAAGAACAAGCTCGTATTGTTTCTGGTAAGGCCGCTAGGCGTGGTACTGCCTTTCATAATATATGTGAAGATTATTTAAATGGTATTGAAGATATAAGTTACCATAAGGAAAAGAATTTTCTTGCATATTGTATGTTCGGTGAAATGAAATCACACCTTGATGAGAAGATTAAGAAAGTAGTATTACAAGAACAAAGTATGTATTCACCAAAGTATAAGGTGGCAGGTCGCTGTGATTTTATTGGTGTATATAAAGATACATTGGCTGTGGTTGATTTTAAAACTGCCACAACTATGAAAAAGGAAGAATGGATAGAAGATTATTTTATTCAGTGTGCGGCATATGCATCTATGTATGAAGAACACACAGGAGAAACGATTGAGGATATTGTTGTTATGATGGTCGCTGAAGATGGTCAGGTAGAATGTTTTGAAAAGAAAGCTTCTGATTATCTTCCAAAATTAGAAACAATGATGGATGATTTTTACGAGAATCTTTAATGGAAGATTATGATGCTTGGATAAAATATCCACAACATCACAAATGGTTTAATAAATTATGGTTAGCAGAAAAACTTGGATACCAATGTGGTCCTGCAGGAATAAATGTTCCTGAGAAAGGTTATTATATAGTACGGCCAATTTATAACCTGGCTGGTATGGGTCTTGGTGCAGAACGAAAATGGTTAGTACCAGAGAACAACGCCGTACCGCCTGGTTATTTTTGGTGTGAGTATTTTGAAGGAAAACATTATTCAATAGATTATGAGTGGTATATAGATAAACCTCCATTTTGGAGACCTTGCATATCTTATGAAGGTATTAAAAATAGATCAAACTTATCTAGGTTTACAGCTTGGTATAAAACAGATTTTTCAATACCACTTTCCTCACTTTTCTATGAGTTGGGCGATGTAAGGAGAATAAATGTGGAAACGATTGGTGAAAATATTATAGAGATACATTTAAGACCTAATCCAGATCCAGGTGATGGTGAGACATATGAGACTATGATTCCCATATGGCAAGATAGTGAATCAATCATTACATCGTTTATGGAAGATGGTTACGGATGGGTAGAATCTTATGATGATGGGGATGGTGATTTAAATAACCCAAGAATAGGATTCGTTGTTAGATAAATAACTATGACAAGTTTACAACACTTGTCGTCTTTTTACAACATATAGGAGAAGTTATGAATAAGACTTTAATCGCACTATTTTGTGCTCTACCGTTGGCTGCATCAGCAGCAGACACCGACTGGAAACACGATATGTCCGTGACTGCCGGTGGTGTATCGGTTGGTTATGACCAGGACGGTGGAGAAACTACCGTTGGGGTAGGTGGTATTTCTTTAAAGAATAGTGACACCGTAGATATTGGAATCTCATATGGCACATCACTTATGGGTGGCCTATCTGGTTCAGTATCTTTGGACCATCACGCTGATGATGATAATGTAGTCGGTATTGATACATCCGTGGATATGTGGGGCATGAGTATTGCTCCTTCTGTCGATTGGAATGTCACAGACTCGCAGTTTGATGGTGAAATGAAGGTATCTTACGGCATCGCTGGTATTGATGCAAGCTCTACTTTCAAGTTTGATATTAATGAAACTGATTATACAGGTGCAGAACTTGGTTTTGGTTACTCTTGGTCCGTTGCTGACAACACAACAATAGTACCAAACATCACTGTACCATTTGACACTGATTGGGAACGAGGTGACGCAACAGCAGGGGTATCTGTAAACATCTCGTTCTAATAAATAATTTCGTGGACAAATCTGACGACGGTAAAAAAGTAGGCGTTGCGGACCCGGGTTCAATTCCCGGCACCTCCACCAAACCCGCTTGGTATTATTATACCGAAAACGAATGGAGTAGAAGTATTGGGTGGGGTCCATTACCACCAGAACGAAATTGGGAGTTGCAAAAGCAACTACTAACAAACGAACATGGGGGTGAAACGGATTTCGACGGAGCGAATGAAATTTTACAAGAGGATAAGTCTACATAACAATAGCCGCAAATGACGACTATTACTTTGAGGACTATGCGCTAGCAGCGTAATTTCTTCACGGGGCATGGGCACCGCCTTGATATCCAACGGGCCCATCTATCTATTATGAGTAAGAACAAAAGTGGTCTCTGCCGAGTACACCACACCTGACGAACCGCCGAACCAGAGATAGGCGTGTTCACCTTTACAAAATATTATGGCAACAAAAATAACACCTAAAAAATTCACAGTTATTATAGAAGATTTAGTCAAAGAAAAAAGACTAACCCACCTAGAAGCAGTAATGTATTACTGCGAACAAAATCAATTAGAGGCACATACGATTACACGATGGATCGACAAGACCATGCGTGAGAAAATCCAGTATGATGCTGAGGCACTTAATTACTTACCCAAGACGAGTTCGTTGTTTTGAGTCTAATGACCGAATTTGAGTGCTATCAAAATTACCTGGCACTAAAACTTCATTTTGGTGGTGATTATGATTTTCACAGGTATAATGGTAAAGTTAGTGCTACTTTAGAATCTTTTGAGAAACGAAAAGACAAATTCAAATTTGCAAAGCTATCTAAAAAATTATCTGATCCACAAATCATAGATTACTACCTTGCCAACTTTATTCGTGGTAAAAAATGGATCGGTGACTTTGAACAGAAAAACTGGATAGAGCATAAGAAGATAAATCAGAGTTTACATTATTTTTATAAAAATGATTTAGAAAAACTATTGACATCTTCCCACGAATTTGATATACTATTTAAATGTGATAACGGAAATCATCCTAAACTTGTTAAGGCATATCTTGGTAAAAAGATTTCGTTAGAGACTTTAGTTATTCTTGAAAAAGTCTTACAGTATAGAGAAAGATTTGATAAAGATATCACAGAAAAATTTATTTGGCCAAAGGTCAGTAAATTAATAAAAGATTATGAACCATTTATGAAAGTATCGGTTAGAAGGTTCAAGAGGATAACTTTAAACACGGTAAAGGAGTATTTCTAATGACAGAAAAAGAAGTATTGGCACCACCAAAGGAATCTTATATTGATGAGGCGAAAAGACGCATAGCTCACCTCTCATATAAGAATGAGCAGGCAGAAGCAAAAATTAAGAAGTTAGAGCATGACAATGCCGAGCTTCAACGATGGGCAAACGATATCTGTTTGCCTAAACTTCAGGAACTCAGCGATGAGTTATCTTCACGGTACAACCAGAAGAAGTACCGCAACAGAAACTGGCGAGGCGAGTTGAGCCGTGCAAGAGAAGAAGGATCAAAAGTATATTGATCTCGTTTCCAAAGTTGCTCATGATGTTCTTCCTGTCAGTAATGCGAGGATTGCATCAGCAATTGTAATTGGTAATACTGTAGTTGGGTTGGGCCATAATTCTTACAAGACTCATCCACTACAGGCCAAGTATGGAAAAACAGAACATAACATACACATTCATGCAGAGATAGACGCTATTAAGAATAGTTTAAGACGAGTATCTGTAGATGACCTTTCCAAAGCAACCATATACATTAGCAGAGTAAAAAAGAGAGATAGAAAACGTGGATTCGTACCTGGACTTTCTGCACCATGCTCTGGCTGTATGGGCGCTATTACAGACTTTGGGATTAAGCGCATTGTTTATTCTCTGGATGGTGGAGGATTTCAGGTCATAGAATGATAAAGAGTAATGAATACTACAAGAAAATAAAAGACCTCGGTGAGAAGGGTATGGTCTATCGTCGAGGTATGCAGGTTGTTTTAGAAAATGAACAAACTGGCGAACACCGAGCAGTCAAAGTTGTAATGCATGACAGTAGACAAGGTTGGTTAGCAGAAAGTGGTGATGGTGACTGGCAGTGGTATCGTATGAAAAACGAATTCTGGCCCAATGAACCAGAATATTGGAAATACATAAAGAAGGTAGGAACATAATGAGAAAATTAGAATATGTATGGCTTGATGGTTACAAACCTACACAGTCATTAAGAAGCAAAGTAAAAATAGATGAGTATGTTGATATGTGGTCTTTTGATGGCTCATCTACACAACAGGCTACTGGAGATGATTCTGATTGTATATTATATCCTGTTGCTGAGTATCGTACCATAGATCGTATCCGAGCTGATGCAACACAAACCAGTCCAGGATTAGAAGGCACTTATGTAATGTGTGAAGTACTGAATAATAATGGTATTGACCCACACGAATCAAACACCAGAACGCATTGTCAGAACTTGGTGAGTGATGAATGGTGGTTTGGTTTTGAGCAAGAATATTTCATGTATAAGGATGGTCGCCCATTGGGTTGGCCAGAGAAAGGTAAACCAAGAGCACAGGGCGATTATTATTGTGGTGTAGGTTCTAACAATGTGGTTGGTCGTGAGATTGTCGACCGTCATGCTGAAGCCTGTATGAACGCCAACATTGGTATCACTGGAACAAATGCAGAAGTGGCACTAGGGCAATGGGAATTTCAGGTGTTAGGTAGAGGTATTCGTGCAGGAGATGATTTATGGATGGCTCGTTATATTTTACAACGCATCGCAGAGAAACATGGCGTGACTATTAACTATGCACCAAAACCACAGTCTGGTGATTGGAATGGTTCTGGTATGCATACAAACTTTTCTAATGATGAAATGAGACACCGTGGCAGTCAAGATAAGCTTGAGGCAATTTGTGAAAAGTTAGGTAAGGTACATAAAAATGCCATTAAGGAGTACGGTTCAGATAATGCAAAGAGGTTGATTGGTAAATATGAAACACAATCTATTAAAAAATTTAGCTATGGGGTTAGTGATAGGGGTGCTAGTATTCGCATTCCTGTTTTTACAATAAACAATAACTGGAATGGTTATCTGGAAGATAGACGACCCGCCGCCAATGCAGATCCTTATCGTGTAATTCGTCACATTGTGGAGACTTTAATTGATGACTAAGTGGGTTATTAGTACATTAGAATCAATAAAGAAAGAGTATGTTATTGATGCCTATACGGAGAAAGAAGCTAAAGAGAAAATGTATACTCAGGTACCTAGTGGTGTTGATGTATTAGGTGAACAGATTTATAAAATAGAATGTATCAACGAATATGAGTATGATAAATTTTACAAAGAATTTCAAATGACAATAAATTGGCCATGAAAGTAACATTAATAGATAGTATGGGAAATGATCTCTCTATAGCCAATGCGGCAAGAGTATCGTTTGCTAAAAAATCCAATTGGGGACATAATGTTCCTAGTCAGGGTATCTATGAGCTAACAGAAAAAGATAAAAAGTTAATTCTTTATCTTGCCAAACATGGCCATTGGACTCCTTTTGGTCATGCAACCTTATCATTTCATATCAAGGCACCTATATTTGTTGCACGGCAGTTAGTGAAACATCAAGTGGGTTTGGTGTGGAATGAAGTGAGTAGGAGATATGTTGATGATGACCCAGAGTTTTGGTATCCAGAACATTGGAGAGGTCGTGCCGAAGATAAGAAGCAAGGTTCGTCTGATGAATATGTTGATTGGATAAACCGATCAGAACGAACAGGAGGGTGTGTAATAAAGGCTTGTGAATTTGCTATGCATACATATAAAACCTTATTAGAAGCCGGTGTAGCGCCGGAACAAGCCCGTATGGTACTACCACAGAACACATATACTGAATGGTATTGGACCGGTTCATTATATGCGTTTGCCCGAGTATGTACTTTAAGATGTAAAGGTGATACTCAAGAAGAAACAAGAGATGTTGCATGGGAAATATATGACTTGGCTAAGGAGAAGTTTCCTGTGTCATGGGAGTCATTATTTTATGCCAATATATGATTATGTATGTGAAACTTGTGGTCACGAAATAGTTGATGTTTTTCAAAAGACAAATGAACTACCTTTAGAATTTTGTCCAGAGTGTGGAGGTCATGTTAGAAAAATGATAACTTCTGCAAATTTCATGTTAAAGGGTGATGGATGGTATAAACCGTCCCCATCAAAAGATGAAAAAGACTAAATAAATAAAGCATATTAAAATGAATAGAGTGATATGTCTTGGTAACGGCGAATCCCGTCTCGGACTTGATTTAGATGACTTGCGGAAGTATGCAACCATCTGGGGATGCAACGCCTTATATCGTGATTGGGCACCAGATTATTTGGTGTGCTGCGATATAGAAATGAGCCATGAGATATATCGCTCAGGTTATGCTTTTAATAATGTAGTTTATTTTAGAGATTGGTGTCGATTGCCTGAGGAGGCATACGAGCAAGTAGTAACACCATCTCACATATCCCAACAGGACATAATTGATTTAGAGTCCTATATCCATGAAAGTCCAAGGGTTGAAGGTTGGAATGAGTTTGTAATGAGCGGTCAAGATTTAGACCGCTTAAGACAAATCCGAGAAGATTATTTAACCGATTGCCTTGAAAAGGGCATGGACATAAATCCATCAAATATAGATATTGTACTAGGAGACAAGAGAGCAGGCTTGTGGGTGACATGGGTTGCACCCGAAGATAAAGTAAGAAAGACAGAATCATTACCTGGTAATTCAGATTATAGTTTTTCTTCAGGAGCTTTGTGTAATCTCTTTGCATCACTAGAACCAGAAACCGAAGAAGTTTATCTGGTTGGTATGGATTTATATTCAAATAACAATAATGCAAATAATGTGTATAAGGGAACAGACTGTTATATAAGTGCTGATGGATCTATGATTCCACCAGAAAACTGGATAAAACAGCACAAGTTAGTTTTTGATAAGTTTCCACACATACAATATTACAAGGTTAATCCTAAACCTATAACAAATTATGATAGGATTAATTGTGTAATAGAGGAATGGGAAGACATTCCAAACCTCAAATACATTACACTAGATGAAATGTACGAGAGGATTATTTAAACTTCATTAAAGGAGGAAGTAAAATGGCTGATATTATTACCAGCGTAAAAGGTTGGATCAATAAAATTTCTGAGGTTGCTGTGAGTCTAATCGCTCTAGCAGTTGTACTTCAGGTTCTATTCGGTTCTGACCTGATTTTTCTACCCGTAGATGTCATCGGGAATATCACAGGCCTAGTGGCATCGCTAGGCAGCCAGGGACTTGTTGGATTGGTCGCCTTAGGCGTCATTTATTGGATCTTCACCAAGAGGGACTAATAAGTTTGACTAACGGATCTATGGGGAGGGTGCATCCTCCCCTAGTTCCAATTCACCATGAATAAAAATATTATTTCGATTACGGATATTATAGAGAATAAAGTCCGTAAACAAAAAGAACTAGACGATTATAATATGCGTCTAGAAGATATGAAAAGAAAGAAGTTTTGGCTTGAGAAAGAAATACAGATGGCTGAATTTATTATTGCCGCAGTACAAAACGAAATCACACCTAAAGCATTTATTCAGGCTTTAATCGAAGCCGAACTAGATTCAAAAAAAGATTGAAAAAAGAACGCAAAACGTATACATAGTTAAAGTAACAGAAGGTAAGTAAGGATGATCCTTATACCTTTGCAACAATGGTAGAAACCAAGGAGCGTAATATGTTACATACAATAGACTTGGACCTAGAAAGGTCTAAAAAAGAGTGCCCACCCCAAAATCCCCCAGGCGGTAAACATATCAGGAGAATCCGGTGTAGACGAGACCTTACTACATGGCCGGAAGCTCAACCGTATAGGGTAGATGTAAACAATGCAGGCCATGTAAGAACTTTACAAAATTCTTACACCATAAATCATATGATTTACACAGAACCGCCTCAGGTTGTAGTAGTAGATCCTGATAATCCTAAAAGATTTATAGGTATTATTGGGTATCAAAGAAATAAAGCCCAAGAAAATTTAGGTTGGGATATGGCAATTTATGATGTTGTAGAATATGAGACACCTTTAGCTCAATTAGAGCATGGTTTTACATCTAATATAGTTCAGAATCCTAGGGCAGAATCTACAATTGAAGATTTGGCCAAAGGAGCTTGTCTAGCTATTGAAAGGAAACTTATACCAAATGAAGATAAGGATATAAAAGCTTATATCAATCGGGTAGCATCTGATAAAACAGATCCACAAAAAAGAAATATTTTTAAGAAAGTTAGAAATAAAAAATCAGCACACGATAGTATGCGACCTTTAGATGGTAAATCTGCTAATGAGTTGGCTGCAGAACTTGAAATTCCATACGGTGGGGATGATGAAGAAAGTTATGAAGCCACCGGCCAGTATGGATTTATTAAGGAACCTGGCGGCTTTAAAACAGTAATGCATGATGGGTTAAGGTTATGGTTAGAGTATGATGAACCTATATATGTTACTGGTTATATAACCCACCCAAATCCTGCTACAATTAAAAGTAGAAGGATTACTTGGGAAAAAGAAATAGTGAGATTAAATGAAATGATCTATAAAATTTCTGCCAAGGTAACAGGTATGGATTTAGATAAAGTTAAGGAGTTAGGAAATTCACCTTTCATATCTCATGGTTTTTTACCACAAATTATATCACCAGATGTTACAAAAGGTGGTGTTTATACAGAAACAACTAGAGTCGATAAAGATGGGAAAACGCTTGACAATAGTTAAGAACCGTGTTATAATTAGTACATGACAATTAAATTATTATATAGGAGTGAAAATATAATGACATTAAAAGTAGAACCTATTTTAGACAAGGATAACAATCCTGTTCCATATCGAGCTGTACAGAGTAACAAAGGTAATGGTGCTATTAACTATTATTGGATGCCATATCCAGAATATAGTCAATTAGATGAAGTATTTTGCCAGAGAGATACCGAGGGAAGATTAAATAAAGCAAGAAAACATTTGTCTGTCCTTAGAGCAGAACATTGTGTGGTAACAGTGGTAAAACTTACAAAGAAAGATACTATATTTGGTGTAACCTATAAGGCAGGACATAGGTTCATTGTAGATTCTAATACTCGTAACTTAAACTGGAGCCAAGGTGGGTCTGACGAAATTCCGGGAGAAGTATTGGTTATTGAATATTCTTATGATAGTTGTGATGCAATTCGTGAATCATATAATACTTTTGATTCTGCTGATTCTGTTGAAAAAACTCAAGAAAAAATTTATGGTATTCTTTATGGAATATATGGTTATACTCCGAAGTCAAAGAAACTCAAAGGGGGCACCATTCTTACTGGGTTGAACAAAGCTTGTTGTTTTTATTTTCCTGAGAACTATAATCAGTCAACTGTAAAAGCAGATATTTTGCCAGGCCTAATTGGTTCTTTTTTAGAAGAAATTAAGGCGTTGGATCTTTTGATGGAAGATTCAACTGCTTGGGATCAAGCTTTAATATGTGCTGCATTGATGGCACTTAAACGACATGGAACTAATAACAAAAAATTAATAGCAGGCCTTAAATCTATTAATAAGAGAGGTGCTGATACTAGAGGAAGGCAATGGGATGGTATTACTCATATTGTAGATGAATATAAAACTCATAAGTTCATCCCGGTTAAAACTACATCTTGGGCAATATTAGAACCTAATGTTTCTTATTGCCTTTATTGGATTGATAAGTATATGAAAGATGAAAAAGGTTCAAAGCCAGGAAGAAATTGGAAGGATGTTGCTGTGGGGTATAAGGATGAAGAACAAGCTAGAGATTTCTTTAACCTTCTTGACGGCAAATCATCAGTTACTACAGTCCCATTTGGTGCTTTAAAGGCTGTTTAAAAACGCTTGACAAAGCTGTAAAACTGTGGTATAATAAATAGTATTGTTCAAGAAAAAATATAAAGTCTTGTTCAATATTTTAATACAATAATATAGGAGATACAATAATATGTCTTTTGCAGACCTAAAGAGTAAGTCTGGCTCTTTTGAAAAATTACAGACTGAGTTGAAGAATATCAACAATCCCACATCCGGTTCTTCATTTGAAGATAACCGATTCTGGAAACCTGACCTCGATAAGACTGGTAACGGTTATGCGGTCATTCGTTTCCTACCACAACCGACAGGCGAAGATTTGCCATGGGTCCGTATCTGGAACCATGCTTTCAATGGCCCCGGTGGTTGGTATATTGAAAACTCATTGACTACTATCGGTAAAAATGATCCAGTATCAGAATATAATACCGAACTTTGGAACAGTGGTCTTGAGTCTGATAAAGATACGGCTCGTAAACAGAAACGTATCTTAAAATATTACTCCAACGTCTTAGTTGTGAGTGATCCAAAGCACCCAGAGAACGATGGTACTGTCCGGTTGTTCCGTTATGGTAAGAAAATCTTTGATAAGATTACCGAAGCCATGAATCCGGCATTTGATGATGAAACTCCCTTGAATCCATTTGATCTTTGGCAAGGTGCTAACTTCAAACTCAAGATTCGCAAAGTCGATGGTTTTTGGAACTATGACAAATCGGAGTTTGACAATCCTTCACAACTTTTCGATGGCGATGATACTCGTCTAGAGGAGTTATATAATGAGAAGTTACATGGACTTCAAGAATTTGTAGATCCAAAAAACTTTAAGACTTATGAGGAATTGAAGGAAAAACTCAATAGAACTCTTACAGGAACATCTGTAAAAGGTACTGTTGAGACATTTACTCCAAAGAAGAATGTCGAACCAGTTGCGGAGGTATCAACACCTGAAACAACCGATGATGATGAAACTTTGGATTATTTTGCCAAGTTGGCAGATGAAACTTAATCGTACGGCAACTACGATGACGACCCCGCTTCGGCGGGGTCTTTTTTAGCCTAACCCACCATAAGCAGGTAATACTTTTTCAGTTGCAGCAAAAGTATTTACCATTTCAACTGAAGTAGTATAAACAGGATCTTGACTTTCTTCAGCTAGAAATCCGCCAGCTTTAGCTTCTATATGATGACCTAGTTTAGTTATCATCCAAACATTATTATTTCTATCAGGCCAAACTTCTTTAGAAGCTTCAAGTCCAGTTTGAGCAGGTGTACCTGAGGCTAAACCAACCGCAGGAAATTCAGTAATTAATTGTTTACCTATTTGGAGTCCAGAATTTCCCCAAAGTTCACAAGTAACTCGTTGATAACCTAATATATGACCTAGTTGCATATTACGAGTAAGAGTTGAAGCAGGAGTTGGATGTGACCAAGGATAAGCAGCGTCTGCTCCAGTACCAGTAAATAGTT